CTCTGTTCCAACAACAGCCAATGTTTTCAACTACACTCTTGTTGATAGCCGTAATGCTTTCTCTGTTTTGCATGTGTTGAACGACACAGCTGACATTCAGATGAAATACCAAACAGGCATTTGGTTTGATAATAAGTTTTTAACAGAAAGCCCTGTTGCTACAGGAGCTCCTGAGTATTACAACTTCAACGGCACAAGCGCTAACAATGATACACAAGTTGATGTTTATCCTATTCCTGATGGGGTATACAATCTTTATTTTAATGTTGTCTTAAGAGGCTTGGACATGACAGCAGACTCAGATGTTCTTGCTGTTCCTGAGCGTCCTGTTATTCTCCTTGCTCTGGCAAAGGCCATTGAGGAAAGAGGAGAAGATGGGGGAACTTCTAGCATGAATGCCTATGCTGCTGGAAGAGCCGCTTTGGCTGATGAGATTTCTATGGATGCTGGAAGAAGACAAGAAGATACTATTTGGTATTCAGTATGAAAAACTTAACAACAGATTCAATTGCAGCTCCTGGCTTCATGGGACTAAACACCCAAGATAGCGGAGCTTTGTTGTCTGATGGCTATGCTCTTGTTGCTTCAAATTGTGTAATTGATAAGTATGGAAGACTAGGGGCTAGAAAAGGTTGGAGCATGTCTACCACCAGTGGCTCCTCTGCCCTTGGTGGTAATCCCATTAAGAGCATCTTTGAATATGTTAGTACCAATGGAACAATTGACTACTTGAGTGCTGGCAATAACAAGGTGTTTAGAGGTGGTATTGCTGGGGGTTTAATAGACATTACACCAGCAACCACTGTCACCAATAACCACTGGCAAATGGTGTCTCTTGCTAACCATGCCTTGTTGGTACAGAAGTCTCATGAGCCTTTGTTTTTTACAAGAGAGACAGGAAGCCCCGTTTGTACAACAGTTGTTGGACACGGCTCTGCTCATGGCTCTGGTTCTTTTGCTTCTCCTGTGTTTGGAACAGGAACAGCTCATGGCCCAAATTGTGCCTTGGCTGCTTATGGACGCTTCTGGGTGGCAGGAAGTACCAACCATCCTACAACTTTGTTCTGGAGCACAGACATTCTTGACCCACACTTTCCATCCTTTAATACAGGTGGAAGCAGCACAGCAGGAAGTTTGAATATTGCCTCTAAGCTTCCCAACAACACAGATGAAATTGTAGGTATTGTAGCACATAACAGCTTGCTCATTATCTTCTGTAAGCAAAATATTGTTCTTTTATCTGGGGCAGAAACACCAGCAACAACAATGACCATCTCTGATGTTATTCCAGGGGTTGGCTGTGTTGCTAGAGATAGCATTCAAAAGACTGGTGATGATGTGTTCTTCTTGAGCAGTGCTGGGCTTCGTAGCCTTGGCAGAACAGTGCAAGAGAAGAGCCTTCCTATGAGAGACATTTCCAAGAACATTAGAGATGATGTTCTTGATAGTCTCTCTGGTGTTGATGTTAACATTATTAAGAGTGCCTATTCAGAGAAGAATGCTTTCTACTTGTTGAGCTTTCCTGCAACAAGCACTCCTCTTGTATATTGTTTTGACTTAAGACAATCCTTACAAGATGGCTCTGCTAGAGCAACCATATGGAACAACTATGCTGCTTATGCCTTCTCTTCAAACAGAGATGGCTCATTGTATATTGGAAAGCCTAATGGTATTGGAATATATACAGGCTACTCTGACAATGGCTCAAGCTATTTGTTTACATACTATTCTACATTCACTGACTTGGGAAAGCCTACAGTGAATAAGATAATGAAGAAGATGAATACTGTCATCATTGGTGGTGGTGGTCAAAGGTTTGTTATTAAACTTGGTTTTGACTACCAAGACCCAAAGAATAGCTATCCTGTTTCTATTTCAACTGGCGTGTTTGATGAATACAACATTGCTGAGTATAACATAGCAGAATATACAAGTGGTTTGTTTGTTGAGAACGCTACTGTATCTGTTGGTGGACAGGCTAAAACAATTCAGGTGGGATTTGAAGCAACAATTCTTGATGCTCCCTTTGACATTCAAAAGATTGAAATATTTACCAAGCTAGGTAGGAGTTACTAATGTCTAATTATACAAAGCTTACAGACTTTGCATCTAAGGATGCTTTGGTTTCTGGCAATGCTCTAAAGAGAATTAGAGGAACAGAGATTGATGATGAGTTTGATGCCATTGCTACAGCTGTTGCTACTAAAGTGAATGCTACAGATGTTATTGCTGTTGCAAATGGTGGCACAGGTTCTTCAACAGCAACTAATGCTCGTACAGCTTTAGGCGCTGCTGCTTCAGGAGCTAATAGCGACATTACTTCTCTAACAGGACTTACTACTGCTTTGTCTGTCGCTCAAGGAGGCACAGGCGCTACTACACTTAACCTTAATCAAGTCTTGTTAGGTAATGCAGGAAGTGCAGTTCAAGGCGTAGCTCCAGGTACAGCAGGCAATCTCCTTACTTCTAATGGCACAACTTGGGTTAGCCAAGCTTCTCCTGTTTTGTTATATCAACTTTTTGCTGGAGCAAGCGATGCAGCTGCAAAGACAATGGATGTAACACTAGCAGCTGGAACTTGGCAGCTTGTTATAACAGCTTCTTTTAAAATGGAAGATAGTGGCACTTACGATTTTACCAATACAGCAACAGCCGTATCTAATTCTACAACCGCTACTGCCTCAGTGAGACTCTATAGAGCAGGTGGATCAGGCTTTGGTAGAGCTATCTATGGTACTTCAACAGCTGTTCAGACACTAACAATTGGCTCAACAACTACAACAACCCTTGCTCTTGGAGCTGTAACACTAACTGGTGGAACTATTCAAGGAAGAAGTGCTGTACTAACTAAGATAGCATGAACATTTCTTTAGGGAAACTTAAAGACATAGAAAACTTTGATGAGCTTGCTAAGGAACATTGGCTTGCTTTTAACACAAAGGCTCCTACGTTTAACAAAGAGTTTCTACAAACCTTAGAAGTTGTAATAGCAAAAGAAGAAGAGACAGTTGGTTATTTGTTTTTCTTTATGTATGTAAGTCCCTATACAGCAGAGAAGACATGTCAGGCAGATCTGTATTATTTAAAGCCCAGTTATAGAGGAAAAGGAATAGGAACAAAGATGTTTACATTCTTGGAACAAACAGCAAAAGAACAAGGCTGTAAACGTCTTGTCTCTAGCATCAATTTAAAACTTAACACAGAAAACTTTTATAAGCAACTGGGCTATACAAACACCCACCTTGCTGTAGCAAAGGAGATTTAATATGCCATTCAGCGCTGCATTAGTAATTGGTGGGAGTAGCCTCCTTAGTGGGATGATGGGAGCAAATGCTGCTGGAGATGCTGCAGATGCTTCTCGCTATGCTGCTGATAGAGCAGCAGAAGCTGCTAAGTTTAGGCCTTATAGCTTGATAACAGGCTTTGGTAAGAGCTACTTTGATACAGGCACAGGAACTGCTGGGTATGAAATTGACCCTCGTCTTGCTAAGTTTAGGGATATGCTCTACACTCAAGCAGAGACAGCTGCTGCACAGCTAGGCTCTCTTGACCCACAAGCTGAGGCTAGGAAATATGTTGACCAGCAAATGGGCTTGCTTGCTCCTCAGAGACAAGCAGAAGACATTGCTGCTAGAGAGAAGTCTTTGCAGACAGGACGTGTTGGTCTTGGTGTTTCAACTGGTGTTGCTGGTGCTGGTGGTGCTCAAGGACTGATCAATCCTGATGACTATGCTAGACAATTGGCTAGAGAAAAAGCCAATGCTGAAATTGCAGCAGCAGGAACTACATATGGACAGAGCATGCTAGATAAGCTTATTGCTAGAAGCACGGGCTTGTTTTCTGCTGGCGCTGGTGTTGAAGAACTTGGCATGAAGCCTTTGACATTGGGAGCTGATATTGGTAAGGCAGGCGCTGTTAGTGGAGCCTACCAAGGTAGAAGTCTTCTTGAGGGTGGCTTAGCAGGCGCTCAAGCCAACTTGGCTGGTGGTCTTTCTACTGCTAGAGCAGTTCAAAGTGCTGGTCAAAGCTTTGGTGGCATGTTTGCTCCTCAGCCAACAGGCACAACCTATTATAACGCAGGCAACGCTGGCTATATGAATCCTAGCTATTGGAGCAACCCAGCAATTTATGACCAAATGGCTGCTTTCGGTCAGACCTAAGGAGATAACATGGCTAGTGATGTAATGTCTTTATTCAATATGCCCACACAAGACCAGCTTGGAAGAGCCTATCTTGAGGGAATGCTAACAAGCCCTGCTCAGATGAATCAGCTGAGCTTGCTGCAACAAGTGTCTGCTCTGGGTGGTAATGCTGGAGCAGGTTTGGGCTATGCTGCTGGACGCCTTATGGGTGGCAAGACAGCTGACCAAGTAAGAGCTCAAGGCATTGAAGATGCTATGAATGTTGTCTCTGGTATGGGACTTTCTTCTGATGCTGAAATGTATGGAGCCTTGTCTAGAGAGTTGGCTTCTCGTGGTCTTACACAAGATGCTTTGATGGCTAGAAACACAGCCCTAAAAGCTGCTAAAGAAGAGCAGGCAATGCAAATTGCAGGCAGAGCAGACACAAGAGCTCAAGCAGAACTGGCTATTAGACAAGCTGCTGATGCTAGAGCAGAACAAGAGCTTCCCCTTAACCTGCGTAGAAAGCAGCTGGACATTAAAACTCTGGAAGACTCTCTCAAGACTGATGAAGAGAAACTTGCTGAAGCAGCCTTGCTTGTTGAGCAAGGGGCTGAAGGGGCCTTGCCTAAGTATAACGCTTTGGCTAAGAACTTGCAAGAGAAGAAGCTTAAGTTTGAAGACGAGAGAGCTAAGACACAAGCTCAAATTACCTATTGGAATAACACAGGCTCAGCAGCTGTTACGTCTGCAAATGCAGCTAAAGCAAGAGCTGAAGGTGACGATGAAAAATTTGACCAGCCTGTGTCTGTTGATGTTCCTTCTATGATTCCAGGCCAGCCTCCTCAGAAACTAAACGTAGGCTGGAAGAGTAAAAAAGGACGAATCTTGGGTAGAGATGGAGAGATTTATACAAATGCTAATGAAGCTGCTAAGGTTCAGAACATTGGTCAACCTGCTGCTCCTGTTGCTCCTCGTCCAGATGTAAATAGAACTAACAAAACACCTCAACGTCCCCTTGGTTCTTTTGGAGGCTAAATGGCTGAACTATCTTTAAGCCCTGAAGAACAACTCATGTCTTCTGTTGGAGCAACTGATGCTCCAATGGAGGCTGGTTTTGATTTAACAGGAGCTCTACAAGAAGGTTATTCCCCTGCTGAAATTGCTGACTACTTGGCTCAGCAGAGAAAGTTTGATGTTGTAGGCGCTCGTAATGAAGGCTATACAGATAATCAAATCTTGGCTCATTTGCTAGGAGAAACTCGCTTCTCTGCTGGTGTTAAGCGTTTTGTTGAAAGCGCTGGTAGCTCCATCAAGGGCATTGCACAGCTGTCAGGAATGGCAGACACAGAGAGACTTAGAGCTGAAAGACAAGCAGCTGAAATTGCTTCAGCCAATGCTCCCTATGTTGGAGGAACAGCAATGGTGCTTGGTGCTATTGCTGACCCCATTAACATTCCTGCTCCTGCTCTAGGCTTGTTAAAGGGTGCTACCCTTGTTGGCACTCTTGCAAGACAAGGGGCTGCTCAAGGGGCTTTAGGGGGCTATCTAGAGCCTGTCCTGAAAGAAGGAGAGGACACAGGCTTCCTAAGCGCAGAGCGCTTTAAAGGGGCTGCTTTTGGCACAGCTGCTGGAGCTGCCTTAGGGGCTGGCTTGGGAGCTGGAGCAGAGGCTTTGGTTAGAAGGCTTAGCCAGAAGGCTGCTGATGTAGACGTTCCTGTTGCGGCTGCTGCTGAGAGCCAAGCTGTTAAAGCTTCCTCTGATGCTGCCATTGCAGATGTAGCCAAAGCCATTGAAACTCCTGCCTATTTGAGAGCAACAGAGGGCAGAGGAATCACAGAGCTGGCTGAAGCTCCTAGAGGCATTGATGAGAAAACAACAAAGCTTCTGGAAGATAAGATAACAAAAGCAGAAGCAGACATTGCAAGAGCAGAAGAGCGCTTGTTTGAAATGGGACAAAAGAAGCCTGACACACAAGTGGCTGCTTTGCTCAAAGGAACACCATTAGAGGAAACCCCTATTGGCATGGGTCTTGTTGAGAGAGCTTCTAGAGATGATAGCCCTAAGAAACAATTGGCTGCTTTGTTCAGACCCACACAAGAGCCTAAGGCTCCTGAGAAAATTAGAGAAGATGTTGTACAAGTAGCTAAGCTCACCAGTGGTGAAGACTACCTTAAGAACATCATCTCTCAAAGACAAACTGAAATTGAAAACATCAGAGGCATCTTGCAACGAGGTAAGAGGCTAGAGACTTTCCCTGTTCAGCCCAAAGCTGTTCCAGAGGTGGCTGCAAATAAAAACAAACCTGAGGTTATTCAGCCTGAAACTAAAAAACCTTTAGCTGCTGATACTTTGACAGATGTTGAAAAACAACAAGTAACACAGCTGCAGAAGGTTCTAGATGATAATGGCTTCAAGAATATGGATGAAGCTATTGTTGCAACAGGCAGGCCACAAGAAGTAGCGGCTGCTAGAGAAAGAATTAAATCTGGAAATGTTCAAACTCTTGAGCAAATTGTAAGAGGCTTACGTTCTAGTGGTTCTGCTTCTCCTCTGGATAGAGCAGCTCTGCAAGGCTCTGCTGGTTCTGCCAGAACAGACCCCTATTTGATGTTGGCTGAGGATGTTCCTTTTGCCACCAATCCAGAGAGAGCTTTCTCGCCAACATACAGAGGGAAAATTGAAGCTGCTCCTGTGTCTGCTGATGAGGCAATTAACTCCTTGCATATGAAGTCTGTTGCAGCAGCAGGCAAGGCACAGTCTGCCCTGAGAGGCAGGGCTAAAGCAGGTGGAAGCTTAGAGAGTACAGCTGCTCTTGGTGAAAAGAAAACAGCAGCAATGATTGAAGAAGAAGGCTCTGTTTTGGAATGGGCTTTGAAGAATGCAGACAAGAGCTGGAATAGAGAAGAGCTTGCTGCTTTTGTTCCTCAATACATTGAAGCAAGAGATTTCTTGAAGGCTCAAATTGACGAGTATGTTAATTTGAAAAACTCTGGACAACTCACAGAAGCTATGGAACAAACCATTATGCACAGAAGCCAAGTGCCTCTGGGTGTTATGTCTATTTTCCAAGGACAGAGAACAAAAGCTTCTGATACCCTCAATGCTTTTAAGCTGGCTTACAATGAGATTAAAGCTGGAAAGAATGTGACAGGCTTTGCCTCTCCTAAGCAGCGTTGTAATTAAGGAATAGTATGGCTTATTCACAAGCATGTGTTGAATGGTTTAGAGAGTTTGCTGATAAGAGCGCTCTCATTGATAGATTTGATGAGCTCTCTAAAGCTGAGAAGGATGCTCTTCGTGCTGAGATGCAGAAGGCTATGGCAAAGAATCCTGGACAAGCAGGCAGAATTGCATCTGAGCTCATTGTTAACAGCTACATTTCAGGGCCAGGGGCTGTGGCTGTTAACGCCATCTCAGGGCTTTCTCAAATGATTGTACAGCCTCTGTTGAGAACAATAGAGGGGCTCACTCCTGGCTCAGCCAAGAAGGCAGGAGAGGGCTATGCCATGCTCAAAGGAATCTTGACAGGCTTTAACGAGGCTATGGCCTTTGCTAAGGCTGGCTTTGTTTCTGGCAGACCTCTAGACATTCAGATTTCTCCTAAGTCTTTTGGCATGTCAGAAGGAGAGTTCAATAAGTTTATCAAGGACAACTTCATTTCAGAAGAGAGAGCAGAGATGCTCAAGAGTCAGTTGTATGACTACAGTGAGAAAGCAATTAGCGGCCCTGTTTTGTTTGAAGCTCTAGGCAAGAAGGTTACCCCAGGTAGCTTTGTTCGTTTGCCTACAAAAGCAGCCATCTTCATTGATGAGTTTAACAAGGCCATCTTTAGACGCATGGAGTTTAATGCTGTTGCTTACAGACAAGCAGACGCCATTGCCAAAAGAACAGGGCAAGATGCAAATGAAGTTTATAACAAGGTAGTGGATAAGCGCCTATCTGTGGACAACTGGCAAGAAACCATTCAGAACAACTTGGGTGGTAATGATTTGTGGAGCATTCAAAACTTTGCTAAAGAAAGTGTGTTCCAAGAGAAGCTAACAGGACTGGCTGCTACAGTGGCTAAGGCAAGAGCAGAACATCCTTGGTCAGTGTTGGTCATTCCCTTTGTTAAAACGCCTTACAACATCATTAAAGAAGGCGTGAGCTACATTCCTGGTGTTGGTATCAATCCTTTCATGAAGAAAGAACTTGGAGAGACAGGAGAATTTAAATGGGTAATGAACAATCCAGAACAAAGAGGCAAGGCAATTGCTAAACAAGTGCTTGGCATTGGTGCTGCTTTGACAGTGAACCAACTGTATGAGGCAGGTTTGCTAACAGGCTCTGACCCCAAGGATGGGCGTCCTCCTTTCTCTATGAAGATTGGGGACAACTGGGTGAGCTATCAACGTATTGAACCACTAGCTACAGTGTTTGGCATGGGTGCTGATACACACAAAATTGTACAAGACTATCGTAAAGACATTAACCCAGACAAGAAAGCTTCTGACTATTTGGCTGCATATGCCAAATCTGTGCAGGCTAACGTGTTGGAGAAGAGCTTTATGGAAGGCTTGAGCAAGGCCTTGTTTGCCATGACAGACCCTGAGAGATATGGCTCTGGTTTCCTTAGCCAGTATGCAAATGCTCTGGTTCCTACAGCAGTGGCAACAGTGGCAAGAGTTTCTGATGGTGTTGAAAGAGAAGCCCAGACGTTTATTGAAAGAGCACAGAGCCGCATTCCAGGCTTGAGAGAGCAGCTGCCTATTCGTTATTCCAGAACAGGAGAGCCAGAAGAGCAGAGTGTTTCTGGTGCTTTGTTGGGCATTAAGGTGGTAACACCTACATCCATTGAGAAGGCTTTGTCTGACATTGGACAAGAGCTTCCAGGTGTTAGAAAGACAGTGGGGAAGGTTGAGCTAAACACTGAGCAGTATGCCAGATATAAGCAACTGGCAGGAACATATTTAGCTGATGGCATGAAGCAGGTATTAGAAGACCCACGCTTTAAGCCTATGGATGAATATATGAAGAAGCACATTGTAAGTCAGGTGGCTTCTAAAACTGCACATGCTGCTTCTATGCAGCTCATTGGAGAACTATACCAGCAAGACCCTGAATATGCTAGAAAGTTTTATAACGAGTATGTTATGTCTAAGGGCTTACAAGGACAGGTAGAAATGAAGCAATAAAAAAGGGCTCCACTTGGGAGCCCTTCTTATTTGTCATCTAGGTTGAAAAATTCTCCTAGATAGATGACAACAAATGGTAGCTTAACAATGATGCCAGCAAAGGCAACAAATGTTTCATCGCTCCCCTTCTCTGTTTCCTCCACAATGATGTGACAAACATCTTCGTTATACTCAATATCAAAGCCAATGCCTTGGCGCAAACGTGCTAGAAACATAATAGTCCTTAAATTTCACAGACACCTGCTGTACAAGCCAGCATCTGTACGCCTTCAACATTGTCCTCCACCTCATTCAACTCCCACTTAATGTTAGCAGGGGTTGTTGCAAGCAGAGCTTCATATTGTTCTTTTGTACATTCCTCATAAGGGGCTTGCTTATACGAGCCACCATCATAAGGCAGGAAAGAAACACCACTCATCTCGTCAAAGTGTTTCCACACAAAAGCACCAACTTCCACCCATTCTGCTTCTGTCACACTGATGGTTACAGAAGGCTTATGCTCACACCAGTGACGCTGAAAGACAAGCCAAAGCTTCAGATGTTCCAAAGCTGTCATGTGCTCTCTAAGCTTGGCTCCTTCAGGGGCTTTCTTAGGAAAGGTGAAGACAACAGTTTGGTCAGGCTTCATAACACAAGGCTCAGCAGAAACACCTTGGTCAATGAGAAGCTGTGTCAGTGGGTCTTTCTTGTCATTCCTCACTCTGCGGAAGTAATAGCTACTATGGCGAGGGTGAATGCCGCTAGCACTATCTGTAAGCTGAGATACAGTGCCACTTGGTTTGACGCAAGTGATAGCAGTAGAAGCGGGAATGTTAAGAGTAGCTGCCCACTCAGCATTAACAGAAACACAAACATCTTTCAGCTCCTCTAGCAAAGCAGGAAGAGCATTGCTGTCAGGGTTATTCAACAAAGCATTGTCAAGAATGCCAGTCATAGACACACCCAACAAGCGCTCCTCTTCTGTATTCTTCTGCCAAACCTTACGCAGATAAGGGAAGTGTGTTAGTGTACTCTGGAAGGTTCCCAAAATTGTAGCAAGACGAGCCTTGCGCTTCAGGGTTTCAGGGGTGTCTTCTGCACGAACAACAATCTCACTCAGGTTACAGAACTGATAAGGTCGGAGAATAATTTCAGAGCATGGATTAGTACCGAAATCAAAGTCTGGATTACGTCTACCATTTTTCTTCACTACTTTCTTAGCTGCTTCTCGGTTAAAGATGCCTCGCTCACCACTCTTGCTTTCATACAAGCTGAGCCATTCAGCCATGAACACACCAATGTCAGGACGCTCTGTATAACAAGCGCTGTTGTTAGCCAAGGCACGTTGTCCATTCTTCTCCCACCAAGCACCACTCTTAGCATGACGCATTCGGTCATCGCTCAAGTTGCTCAGGCTAATCATGGCACTACGGCGCACACCACCTACAACAACCACCTCACCAATCTTGCACATAATGTCGTGACACTCAAGGCTTGTCAGCTTACGTCCCTTAGCAGCCTTGAAGATGTTGATGACAAAAGCAAACAAGTCAACCAAAGGCTCTGGCCCAGAAGCTCGTCCACCAAACACCTTCAGGCGAGAACCTTTAGCCCTCACTTTGGACACATCAAACTTAGGAATCTCCCCTGAGTAGAGCAGAGCAATGAGCTGTCGCAAAGCCTTAGCCCAGCCTTCCTTGCTGTCAGAAACAACAATGGTTGTCTGGCTATCAAAGAGTTGCTCAGGAACTTCTGGAAGCTTCTGTACAAATTGACGCTCAACAGAGAAGCCAACCCCTGTACCACACAGGAGAATGTACATTGCCTCATCAAAGCTCTTAACATCATCAACAGGTAGGTAGCTACAGTTGTAGCCAGCAGTGTTGTCTCGCTCAAGCGCCTTGCCAGCTGTCATCACAGAGCGCATAGAGGGCATCACCTCCATGTTCAGGATGGCTTGTTCTAGCTCATCATACAAGGGAACAGGAATAGAGGTGTTGTGGTGTTTCTCCAGGTGTTTAGACATGAAGGACATATAGCGCTTCACTGTCTCAGGCCAATCTTCTCTTCGTTGTTCATCGTCTAGGTAACGAGCATAGCGGCTCTTAGCAATGTATTCCTCGTAGCTACCCATATACTTAGTCATTCAATTCCCTTTCTAAATAGTCTGCTCTGTCTTCAATCTTGTCCATAAACCTATCGACTAGCTCGTCACTGTCTATGTCTAGTAGTTCTAATATTGTAACACAGTCTTGCCTTCGTAGCAACTCTGCTATGTCGATAAGTGTAAAGCTCATGCGTAACGCTCCTTCAGGTAAGAGAGGCTAACAGGAAGCTCATCAAAGCTACCATCAACCACCTCGTTTAACATCCATACACCAGACCATGAGCCATTTGTTTGGGGTGTTAAATAGTCTTCATCATGTTGATAGCAAATGCCAGCAAACAAGCCAGTCATGCGTCTACCATCTGCTCTTCGTGCATAGGCAATGCCCCTATCTTGGACATGTCCCATGATGCAGCTCATGTGTTTCTTCGAAAGCAATAGAGTCGGAGAACTAACAGGACGCCCCATAACACCAGAGGTAAAGTAATGACAATAAGCAATGCCATCAAGAATAACAGGTTGAAGAAAGTCATAACATTCAAAGCCCAAGCTTTCAAGCTTAAAGTCATGGTAGCCAATGAGTCCCTCCAGTTTCCTATCGTTTTCGATGGCACGTTGTATACGCTCTTCATGGTTGCCAATGAGGAACACCATGCGTGGGTTCCATTGCTTTTCTTTGTTACGCTTAAGCCTGTCTTGCTCCTTGCGAATAGGGGCTAAGAGAGCCTCCATACCTTCCTGTCCAGCTTGTATGTCAGCTTGGTATGTACGGCCCTCAAAGCTCTTCTTGCCCACATCATAGATGGACAGAGAAGGCATATCCCAATGATCTCCAAGGTGGACAATTACATCAGGCTTCTTGTCTGCTGCATATTGTCCAACCCATGAGAGGTGGTCAAAGGAATGTCCTGGCTTACATTGTGTATCAGGAATAACTAGGTGTCTCATACAACACCGGCTTCTTCCAAGCGCTCAACAACACCAACATAAGTGGCGCTCTCAAGGAAGTGTGCGAAATGTGCAAGCACCTCAGGCCATGTTGCGTCTTCAGGAAGAGTGACAGAATAGGTGAGCTCTTGCGATGCCTCTAAAAAGCTGTTGCGCTTAACGTTAAAAGTGTATGTTTGTGTCATGTGTTTTCCTTTGGTGCTCCTTGATGGAATCGAACCACCATCTGCGGACTACAAAACCGCCATAATAGCCATTATACTAAAAGAGCTGGTATGCCTATCAGGACTCGAACCTGAACTAAAAGCTTAGAAGGCTTCTGTGATATCCCTTTCACCATAGGCATGTTTATTAAAAGAGGCTTGGGAAGAGCTTACTAATTATAACTTTACAATATTCTGCAACTTCCCTGTGTTCCTTCTGTGTTGCGTTGTCACAACGAATCTCAATGTAATGGAGCCAGCTACGCAGAGTTCCATTCATGTACAGCTTAGACTTGGTGAGTCCTTCAGGCAATAGCTTACGAGCAACCTCTTTGGCAATGCCCTTATCAAGAGCACTCTTGTACATAAACTCAGCATCATATAACACCCTACGCTGAGCTCCTTCCCACCAATAAGCAAGCTGCCTATCGTCTGTTTCAAAGCTGTTCTGCCTGTTCTTTGTGTCCTGCGTACGAGCCTCAGAGTAGACAAAGCTGTTTGCCTCTGCATAGCGTTGGCTAAACTCCTGAAAGCTAAAGCTGCGGTGTCTCAATATTTGACGAGCAATGTCTCTGGTTGTTTCAATTTCCATGCAGACATTCACCATCTCAAAAGGACTCCAGTGCTTGTTCTTTATGAGATATTTCAGAAGCTTCTGTGCTGTCTCAGGATTGTCCTGATTGGCTGGATTGCTCACCCGAGCCATGTACGCTATCTTCTCCTCGGCTTGTGGGGTCACCCAAATCAAGCTTACTTGGGTCATATAACCCTCCTTCTTTTGCTGCTTCAATAAGTGCTTTCATAATGACGGCACGAATAATATCTGATGTTTCTTCTGCTGTTACATGTAACTGATAGTCAGCTGAACCATCTGCGTTTTCTTTTGTCAGTGTAAATATCATGTTGTAAATTCCGTGACAAGATGTGGAGCATCGTATGTGCCAGCAAGTGGAATAATGATGGCTCGTTTAACACGCGCCTTAATGCGGTCTTCTGCATCTTTTATCTCGCTTGCTTCCCACTCATTAAGTTTTTTAATTGTCTCTTCACATTCCTCTGGCGAGGTAGCAATGACAAGTTGCAAGCCGCCATATTCGCTAGCAGGAAAAGGAACCCAATAACGAACAACAAACAATTTCCAAAGAACGTCTTCATCTTTTTTTGGCCTTGCCATGTTTTCTTTCTTCCTTCTCTAAGCTTGTCTTTACAGAGTGACATGTTTTACATAGCACCTGCAAGTTATTCTTCTCACAAAACATTCTATCAATGTAAACATCCCAGCTAATGAAGCCATCTGTTGGAGAGACAACAGGAAAGATGTGGTCTACCTGTATGTCTTTCGCTATGAAATGCTTCTTACAATGGGCACATTGATAATGAAGGGCTTGCTTGTTAGTTGCTTTGTTTAGCTTCCTGCCTACGCTAGCTTCTTTCAACACCTTAAACTTTGGAGGCCATCGTCTAGTTGCTGTTCGCAGGGCAGAAGTTACAAAGCTTCTAAACCTAGAAGGAGTCCACTCTCCACAGTTGTACAAGCGTTCAGGCTTTTGTTGTGTACCACTGGTGGAGGAGGTTTCCAAATCCTTCAACTTCTTTCTCATTATGGTCTGTCTCTCCCATTGTAAACTTTATTGCATGTACAAGCTCATGGAAGAATGTAGCCACTGTTGCCTGATCGTTCATCCCTTCACGAATATGTATCTCATATGTCTGAGGATTGCTTAAGCCCATGTCTGACAAGTCTTTAACAAGCTCGACATTCCATGTGCAGCCAGCTAGTTGGAAACTTTTGGGAATGTCCAGAGCTGTCCAGGAAATCTTCTTAACCATAGTAGTTGTCCATTCTCAAGCGTTCTCTCTTCGCCCAGAGCCTCCAAGCAAACGACAAGCATCTCTTGTTCTGTTGAAGCTTTGGCAAGCATTTTGTCTGCCTTCACAGGCCCCACTCCCTTGATGCCCACAATGTTGTCTGCCTTGTCGCCCATCAAGATTTGCTTGTAAAAGAACTGCAAGCCTTGTTCCTCTGAAACAAAGAACTTCTCTTTCTTTACAAAATTGTAGTGCCATCCTGCCACCTGTTTGAAATCTTTATCAATGGAAACAATGATGCAATCGTCATAAAGCTCTGTAGCTTTAATGGCAATGCAGTCATCTGCTTCTTCGTTCTCACTAATCAAAGCACCCCAACTGGTTACTAGATAGTTACGCAACATTTCTAGGTGAGCAGGTTTCTCTGCAGGTCTATTGCCTTTGTATGGCGCAGTGATTGCTATGTCTTTTCTATAGTTGGTTTTTCCTGTTAAGAAAATTTGCCAGCTATTCAAGTTCAAATCAACCATCAAGATTTCCTCTAAGAATGAAGCCATTGTTGTAATGGCTACATCCTCAGGGTCATCCTTGCAAGCAAAGGCAATTCGATAGCACATTACATCGCCATCGACTAGAGCAATCATGCAGGCTCAGCTACAGCCGGAGCTTCTTGTTGTTGGCTTTGCAGCTGTGCGTTAATCGCATTAACA